AAAACTCTAATAAAATCAATAACTTGCACAATCCCTGGAACCTCCTGCAATCCTATTGCAGCGGTCCTATTCTGGAGGGTAGCCTAGTTCTGGGGGGAGGTCAAATCGGCGTACACGGACTCCTGCTTCACGGAGCATAACTTCGGCATGGTCTATTGAGTAATGTTTGCCTGCACCCTTACCTGTGAATGGTCGGTTTGGTCCGATGACTTCCTTGATGCCAGCCTGTATCAATGCGCGTGTGCATTCAGCACATGGTTTTGGTTCAAAATTTAGATACGCGCGAGAATTGTTGAGTGAGACGCCAACACGTGCTGCGTTGAAGATTGCGTTGCGTTCAGCATGTTCGACCCAGTGATACTTTTCTGGACGTTTCCAACGATCATTCCAATCTTCTTCGATTCCGCGAGGGAATCCATTAAAACCCGTCGACAAGATGACGTTATCATCATTGACGATTACACACCCCACCTTTGTCGACGGATCCTTGCTTTTCTGAGAGATCAGAGCAGCCTGTAAGATAAACAATTCATCCCACGATAGTTCATCACGAATCATAATATAATCTCAATGGTTATTTAATTTCAATCTTACGTGGCTTCTGTTCTTCAGGAATGACATTTTCTAATTCAATAGAAAGAATGCCATCAGCAAGAGCGGCGTCACGAACCACTACTGTATCAGACAAAACAAATTGGCGAGAGAACTTACGACCAGCAATACCCTTTACGAGATAGTTGCGTTCGGTTTCTTCTGCCTTTTTGCCTGTGACTTTGAGAGAGTTTCTCTCAGCAGTGATTTCAATCTCATCTTGTTTGTAACCAGCAACTGCAAGTTCAATGATGAAATTGTATTCGTCTTTCTTGACGATGTTCACTGGAGGAAATGCAGTTTGAGATGACGTAAGTAGATGAGCCGCATTGTCGAGAGCAGCGAACGAATTCTCAAACCCAAGAGCGGTTGGCAGAAGACGATCGAAGTATGCGGATGTGAGTGCAGTGATATTAGTCATTTTGTAACTCCTTTAATAAGCAAGTTTATAGAAATGGAACCCCAGATGGGCATTCCATCTTTATTTATACACCAGTTGAACCAAATCCACCAGATCGTTCAGAGTGTTTCTCAGGTGGATTCTTTAGAACTATAAATTCCACCTTTTCATTGCTGATCACCTCAGCCTGAGCAATTCTTTCTCCTTTCTTGAGAACTTGTCCCATTTGAGAAATGTTTGTTAAGAGTACATAAACTTGCTCTTGATAATCGACGTCAACAATGCCTTCCGAGTTAGCGAGCACTAGACCTCTCTTAAGAGACAATCCAGAACGAGGGTGAAGGCGAATGCTGTAAGTTTGCAATGGTGGCGACATTGCGCCATAGATATCGGCGAAATTTTCTATTGTAAACCTTTTTTCGATTTTAAAGATCAAGCCTGTGGGAATTAACAGGCGATCTCCTGGATAAATCGAGATCTCTCCGAAGTTGTTTATCTTCTGAGTAATTGGATTGTTATACTTATCATAACCAGTTACTTGATCAGTAGTAGGCTGGAAAGAAAGGTCAAAACAATTAGAGAGCGAAGTGCCATAAATCGGCATTTCAAAATCATCATGAAGTCGATATATGTTTAATGTAATCATAGATTGATTGCGTATTTAAATACTTGGTTGTCGTGTTTATATTTGGCAACTTTACCATCAATAATATCAAAGATAAAACAGCCACAATTCCATGGATCTCGAAAATCGCCTTTTCCAAACACATCAGCGACTGCACGTTGAATTGGTTCATGCCAAGTGTAATCGTGTCCAGAAAACACGCTGTTAGGTTTCATTTTTGGCAACCATGCAAGAATATCTCTTTTACATCCTTCATAACTGTGATCGCCATCGATGAAAACAAAATCAATAGAACCATCTTCATAGTCGGCTGCTGCCGTTGAAGAGTCTTTGCGAATTGGATTGATTACATGACGAACAGGGGCGATGTTCTCAAGAAATTTATTCATGAGTTCTTCGCCGACAAGATCCTGACCTTCGCCGAGATAAGGAGTTTCACTCCAAATGTCAATACAATCGAACTTAATATTTTTGCCAGAGTTGATAATCTCTACAGCCATAAATGATGCTGACATGCCCTTCCAACTACCCAGTTCAACAAAATGACTGCCCGTATCAAATCTCTTTACTATTTCCGCATATAAGGCTGGATAGGTAAACCAATTCTCACCCATGTGAGGCTGATTCCAAAAATGATCCATAAATTACACCTCTTTCTTTTTCTTTCCAATCGTATATTTCGAAACTAATTGCCAGTCAGCCTTATCCTTGAATGGCAGGATTTTAATCTGGCTCAATGGTGCAACGTTGTCTTTTGTTTTCTCTGGAGTGACCAGTTCAACCAAATCCCATTCAGCCATCAAATTTGCAATTGTGTTTCTTCGCTGCACATCATTATCAGACATGTTGCTTGGCTTACCGTCCAACTCAAAGAGTTCTTTGAAATGAACGATATAATATTTTCCTTGCTTATGGAGTATGTGGCAGGATTGATATAGAATATTGTCTTTCTTTGCTGCTACACCAATACGAGTGAGAGTCTCGCGGACTTTTAAGAAATCGTCCTGTTTCTTTAATCTGACTTCTACCAATTTGTCGACCATTTCAATCACCTTTATATAATTGTTTTTTTATCTCAGAGATTTGGTCGTCAGATAGAATCTTTAATGCTTCCTCAGCCTTGGCGTCGGAGTAACCATAGTATTCCTTGACAGCACTCAAATCACTACTTTGAGCCTTTTTGTGCCATTTACTGTATTGGCGTTTCTGGGCTCTAACAATATTTATAAGGAAATCATATTTGAGTTTATTGTCCAGGGTTGTAAATTTGTTCATTTCATTAGCCAGTAAAACAGTGTCCCTGTGGAAAGACAATGCTCTATTAACCATAAATGCTGAATATGACTTTTCGTCCTGCTCAGTCAGAAGTGCATATTCCTTCGTCTGGAGGATAGACGGAATGATTTCTTTGAACAGGTCAGCCATTGTTCGATCTCATTTCACGGTTTTTGCTGCTTTTTTTCTAGCCGCAATAAGAGGTTTAATTGCATCTGGGTTATTCTTCAGATATTCCTTTCTAGCAATGCTCCTCTTCATGCGCAGTTCTGGATTATTTTTATAAGTTTCCTTGAGAGAATTCGACATCTTTTCACGAGTGTCTTTATTTTTTGAAGGATGTTTATCTGGATTGTTCTTATGCCATTCTTTCCTTTGGAGGCTGATGGTTTCTTTGGCTTCTGGGTTATTTTTATAAAATTCAATCATCGAGGAAGACATCTTCTCAAGAACTTCAGGTCGATGTGTTGGATTATTTTTTCCAGAAAATAACAAATTCATTTTTTGTTTATGCCTATCTCTAATCTCTTCGTTCTTCATTGGATTGGATTCAGGATTTTTTGCTAATCTTTCTTTCATAGCAATAGAAAGTTTTTTACGATTTTGTGGTTTTTTAGCTGGATTATTTTCGCCTGCATAAATCTCAGCCATCTTTTTTCGGATCCATTGATATTGTTTATTATTTCTAATGAAACTACCAGATGAGCGCGGTGCAACAGTCATCATATGAGCAGCATATACCAATTTGGAATTATCTGGATATATTTTCACCAACAATTGATGCGCAACATAATGTTCTTCTGCTGTCAGATCAACAAGATTATTCGCAGCATTATTCCCACCCATACATCTGGGAATAATATGATGTCGCTCGCAGTAACCCTCAAGCAATCTATTTTTTGCTCTTTCAATTAGAGCATCATAGTGCTTTTGATAGTTCATGAGAACTTACACTCAACCATCATTTCAGTTAGACATGCGGTGAGGTTCAGTTCCTGGTCAGCAACAAATGCTGCCTGATATTGATACTTGGCGAGAATCAAGACAGCATTCGGAATGGTGGACTTATCCATAATGTCATACAGACTGTCGTAGATTTTACGATAGATCTTCGCAGGATCATCGCCGCCGAAGTCAGCAACCCACTTACGCATAGCACTAAAATTTTGATCGCGCAAAGAAGTTACGAGATCATTTAGTGAGACATCTGCGATGCTAGTAAGGATACCAGCATCAATTTTGCCACTGACCGAATAACGCTGGAGTTCATTCAACACACGACGATAATCTGGGAAGTGTTTTTTGACAACTTCAGCCAGCACTGCCTTATCAAATGGAATCTTCTCACCAGTCAGAATCTCTGATGCACGCTTCATAAAAGCCATCGCCATCTTTGGCTTTTCTTCTTTGCGCAGTTTGAATTCAATCACCGCACATCGACTATGCAATGGTTCAATGATACGATTCTTGAAATTACATGTCATGATGAAAGTGCAGTTATGCGCAAACTCTTCCATCGCAGCACGCATGGCTGGCTGCGTACTATTTGGGTTCAGATAATCTGCTTCATCAATAATAATAACTTTCTTACCACCACCAAGAGACATTGCACTGGCATAGTTCTTGATCTTGACTCGAAATGTATCAATGCCCGATTCATCCGAGCCATTGATCATTAGATAATCACAGCCGATCTCATCACACAATGCACGCGCAACGGTAGTCTTGCCAGTACCAGGACCACCACAGAGAAGAAGATGGGGAATCTCCTTGCGATCAACATAAGATTGGAACGTGGTCTTGTATTCATCAGGAAGAATACAATCGGCAATAGTATGAGGGCGGTATTTTTCAACCCACAAAGACTCATTCATAATATAAACTCCACAAAGAGAAGATGGGGCGGAGGAGGTGAACCCTCACAGCGGCAGTCTGGCGGAGTGTGCTGTCAACAAGAACAGTTGCGCCCCAATATACTATTTAGCCACGTTTTCGTAAATACTTTGAAAATCGCTTTGTTCAGCGACTTCTTCTTCATAATTACGCTTATGATAAGTGCGCGCTAGTTTACGACCCAACTTCTTTGGAATCTCGCATTCGTCTTGCAATTTTTGCAAAACATCTTTAATGTGATCGCGTTCTGCTTCAACACGAGTAAGTGAGTTGGAGATTTCTTGGAGGCATCCCAAAACCTTTGCTTTATCAAGTGCCATTATTCTTCTCCAAAGGTTGAACTTGCTGCTTCGATAGCAATGTAATATGTCACTGGAACGTTTTTGTTTTTAAACATAGCCATACCACGACGAGATACTGAAACATCATAAGACCCATCTAGCATCTTAAAATTGTCAACTTTCATAACAACCTTAAACTTTGTATCACTAGCCCCGATCTCAATCTTAGATTGATCAGCAGAATCATCCTTCATATCCGTAGCGATAAACAAAATCGTTTCTCCGTCACTCTCGAACACAAAATTTGGTGACCCAGAAATACCTGCGCTCTTTCGCATCCACTCTAAATCCTCTTGAGTCAATGTAAATGAACAATCTGGTTCACTCAGAGTGATTCCTTTCTCGGGTGGTGCAACGATAAGTTTAGTTGAGCAATATTTAATGTAATCGGAACGCTTTTTATTTTCTGTCGCAATTACAACTCGATCATCAGTAAAGTCAAGGACAGGATCTTTATAGAGCGATACCTTTGCGAGCAACTTATTCAAATCATAAAGAGCAAATTCTTTAGGAAGATCTTCAGTGATTGTTGCCTCAGCGAAAATTGTCTTTAGACCTGAAATAGTTTTTAGACTATTTCCTGGTTTGAATAGCAGACTTTGATTTATGCTAGAAAAGTTTTTTAGAATTGAGATAGTATTGTCAGAAAGTTTCATAATTTAGAACCTCATTTGCTTCAACATGATTATTATACAAAGAATCAACTAGTTTGTCAACTCTTATTTCCAACTCATCTAATGAACAATTATTGTCCATCACAATATCATAATGCGCACCAATCCAAGCCCACTCACTAAAGTGCACTTCTGGATATGCATTACGCATTATTTCTAGTTTGTTGTATACATTGCATTCTCGAGCCAAAGTAAACCACTCAGGGTCATCACCACGACGAACACGAATAACAACTCCCCCAGAATCTTTAATAGCGTTGATTTCATTTGGAAATCTCACATCAGCAATAACATAATTGTTGTATGGTGCTTGTTCGCAACGACGTAGCACAGTATGAACCCAGAGGTCAGGATGAAATACATCACGACCTGCCTCTGTGCCCATTAATTGTAATGCGAGTCTTGGTGAGAATTCTTTACCGAATTTGTCAGACCACCATTGATCAGGTTGTTCGCGCCATGCTCGAGATTCTGGAGTGTCTCCCTCAAGCATGGCACGATCCCAACCGAATACAGCAGCGCAAGAATCTTTCACACTATTCGCAAAACTTTCTTTGAAAAAGTTATGTCGTTCGACCAAGAGATCTGCGACTGTGCCTTTCCCTGCCCCAATGAAGCCAACAAGACCTACAATCATACTATATTATAGAGATCCCACAAAATTAGCAACGGCTGGCATATCACCAGTGAATGCATAAGTTCCAACGTGATGAGTACGCATCCAAGGACAGAGCCAAATTTGACCACCCAGACGACGCCACCACTGGCAGAACATGTAGTCTTCAGACAAGTAACGATCTGAGCCGAAGCCACCGTTTTCCTTGCTGTCAATTACTGTATCAAAGTATGCGTGAATATATCGCGAGCCATCGAAGTTGGCTTGACCAACATGGTCTGGCTTATAGCGAAGTTGCGGATAAGCATCTTTAAACTTATCAAATACTTCACGTTTGACCATCATGAAACCAGTTCCGATTTCAAGAACCTCAATTGGCTCAGCAACAGAGAACTTTTCAGTGCCTGGTGCTGGATTGAACACAAAGTCACCAGCAACTTTTTCTAGTTCACCTGCATCAATCTCAGAATTACGCTTCACTGCTTCTTTAATTGCACTCCATTTGATGGACTTTTTAGGATATGGACCACCGACAACGTCCTTATCCAGTGCAAGAAGTGCAATAACATCACGTGGATCAAAATGAATATCTGCGTCTAGGAACAATAGATGTGTATGCCCAGATCGAAGAAATTCGTCTACCAAATAATTACGTGCTCTTGTAATCAATGATTCATTGAAAATGAATGAGAATCTAACATCGATGCCGTATTGATTACAAATTGTTTGTAGATCTAAGCAAGATTTTACATACATGCCGTGAGCCATACCACCATACATTGGAGTGGCGACAAACAATTTATTTTTGCGTAATTCTTCTACTTTAACTTCTAATTTCATATTAACTCCAGAGTATAAAATTCAACCACTATCTATATAGTCAACCGAAAAGATCTTCTAACGTGCTGACTACGTTCAGTTTTTCATTGAATTTAAAGTGACCACTCCAAACTGAATCAACTGTATCATTTAGTGAATGATCATACTTACCAATCTTCACACCCTCAAGACCAAACGCTAGTCCGAGATATTGTGAAGCAATTGTTTTACGGTCAAACTGTTTTACGAATTCCCAGTTATTTGCAACAATTTTGCCATAATCGAATGGCTGCATTGCTAAGAATTTATTACAGAGATCACCAAACTGTTTTGGCGTTGCATCCCAAGGAATCATTAGATAGTTTTTTCCTGGTTTGAGAAACCCCTCACCTTTTTCGTTGTTAGAAACGCCAAGATTACGAGCAATAGGAACAACACCCATAAGCATCGCATCAATAACGACACGATTGAAATGCTCACCATAAGTCTTAGACCAAGAAGGATCTAACAAAAATTTGCTGTGGCTAAGAATCTCGTCGCGTTTCTGCTCAGAGACGAAGCCAATATATTGCATGCCTTTATCAAGAGCATTTTGCCAGATAGGCTTACCAACTCGATCTTCGCTAGCCTGTGGATCGCGATCAAGTGTGCAATAATATTCTGGCTTACACTTATCCTTTGATGCCATGTAAGC